GACGATCCACGACTGGCGCGAGTTTCAAGAGATCAAAAACGAATTGGTTGGGCGCGAGTGCGAAGGGATCGAATTATATCCGGCCGAAAGCCGAGTAATGGACACAGCAAATCAATATCATTTATGGGTTATTGACGATCCGAAATTCCGGTGGCCGTTCGGATATAAGACACGGTGCGTTGAAGGCGAAGACAAAGCGCGCGAGGTTGGCGCGAAGCAAAGGCCATTCAAGAAAGGAGCGGTGAGTTTATGGAAAGAATTTGTCCGTATTGCAAAGGCGGTGGTTTTATGTTGTCGAAATCAAAAATGATCTCCGAGATCCTGCGCATAGTTGGTTATCCGGAAAAGAAGTCGATCTATTCCGACGGATCAATGACGCGCGAGGAAACGTTCGCAGTGTTTTCCTGGATCAAGAAAAAAGATTTAGAGGCCAGGAAGACGTCAAAAAAATAATTCTGCCGAAATTCTGTTGACAAGATATAATATTTCCATTACAATATCTTTAATATACCTTGACGTTTCCGATCTATTGTGGTATACTTACCGTGAGTATATCCTGGGTATACGTGCAAAACAGAGCGGAAGGAGAGCGTAATTATGGGAAGAAGGCGAGCAGTTGACGGAGATCATAAGCAGAGCGAGACGGTTGAAACAGATCTTGAAACAAGTTTAGAAGTAACGTTTGAACGGCATACGACATTCAGTCACGACAGTAATTATGGCGCGGACGCAGACGGCCGGCGCGGAGTGTATCGAGTTGACATTGACGACGATCACGCAGAAGATATTGAGGTCCTGGGCGTGGCCCTGGAAAAGTATCCAAAAGAGTTTCAAGAATTTATTATCAAAGAAGTGGATCAATACCTGGAAGACAACGAGCCGGAAGAACAAGAACCGGACAATGATCCACCGGAGCGCGACGAGGATCGTTAGAGAGGAAGGCAAAATGATAAAGACCTGTCAAAAGTGCAAGGCAAGCGCGATCGACACGGTGATCCATAAGCCGGACTGCGAAATGCCGGACGTGATCCAGTTGTTAGCGAACCTGGACGATATAGCGCGATCAATGCGGAAAGAATTGTTGGAGCATTATGGTTTAGACAAGCCGATAAAAAAAATGTATGAGATCTTAAACCGGCGCGCCGGAATTAAATGGTGATCCTATGGACGGCGAAGTAAGAGAGTGTAAAGTTTTATTGATCCGCGTTCCGCGAGACAGTAAAGGTAAAGTAATTCAGACTGGACCTGTAACAGCACTGATCGCAACGAAAGAAAAAGTTTTACTGGATAAGAATAAGAATATTATTTATAGGGAATGGATCGAGACAAGGCCATTGCCATTTTACAATAAGCACAGTCCGGACGGATTTAATATCGGATACGGTGGAAGCGGTCCGGCCGAGTTAGCATACTCGATCTGCTCCTGCGTTGGCGCTCGCGGACTGTATCAAGATTTTAAGTTTAAGGTTTTAGCGAAATTAAATCGCGGTCGTGATTATGATATACCTTTTTCAGATATAATTTTTACTATTGATAAGTTAAAAGCAGGTAGCAATGTTTAAGGAGTGGTATAATAATGAGCGAGATCGTAGCAAAGACAGTTGCGGTTGCCGTTGCCGAGGACAAGACGTTTCAGTTGGGACGTGCTGTCAACGGAGACGTGAACGTGTCCGTCTACGATCGGATCAATGGCAATGTTAGCCTGGTCGTTGGCGAACAGGCCTGGGAAAAAATGGTAGAGAGCCTTGAAAAGTTTAAGATCGAATTTCAAGAAGCGAAATGTTAAGGACCGCACTGATAGCCGGAGCGGTCCTTTTACTTATCCTGGCCCTGGATCATTGCAGGCCGGAGTATCGCATAACCGCTTATTGCAGTTGCGAAAAATGTTGCAAAAAATCCGACGGTATTACGGCGAGTGGCGCGAACGCGATCCAGGGATATTGCGCGACGAGAGATCTTCCGTTTCGGACCGTAATAGAAATAGAGGGCGTCGGTATATTCAAGATAATGGACAGAGGGCCAGTTGATCGCCGGCATATTGATATATGGTTTCCGACGCACCGGCAGGCCCTGGAATTTGGGACGAGGAAGTCGAGAGTGAAAGTTTTAGGACTGAAAGGAGTGCAATATGTATTTATGCAGTGACGGCCACGACGAAATTTGTCACGAAGGAAGGACTTGTCCGGCCTGCGAATTGAAGGATCAGTTGAAGGACGCAGATAATACGATCGAGTCCCTGGAAAGCAAAAATAAAGATCTTAACAGTGAAATAGACGATCTTAAAAGAGAGATCCGAAATTTAGAAGAAAAAAATCCATAAGGAGAAAAAATATGAGCGAAAAATTAGTAGATCAGCAATGGTTTTTTGAGGCCGTTAATCCGACAGAAATGGAGATCGCCATTATCAACGAAAAAAGCGACGAGATTATTTCGCGCGCGAACGCCAGGGCAGTAAATGGTATTGTGAGGCAGGAAGATATTATTGCGATAGCAAAAGATATTCTTGGCCGGTAATTATTTTGTTGACAAAAATAAATAATAAGGCTATAATTTTTCATATACATTTTTAGATCATAATTTTTTAATTGGAGTTCGCAAGGGAAACTATTTTTATGGGGAATAAATTGTTAGCGGTTAAGTAGAGTTTTATTTTTATCACTCTGCTCGACCGCTTTTTTGTTTTATAAACCTGGTAAACGAAAGGAGCAAAGCAAATGGCAGTTAAGATCATAGTTAATCAAATGAAGGTATCGGACAAGGAAGGGAAACTGAAAGCATTTTGTTCAGTTGATATTGCCGGAAAGATCGAGATATTTTCCTGCAAGTTAATGGAGAGCGAAAAAGGATTATGGGTTGCAATGCCTCAAAGAAAAGGTAACGACGATAAGTGGTATGACAACGTCCGGATCAAAGACGAGGATATAAAAAACGCGATCGCGACCGCAGTCATAGCAGAATATAAAAAAGTCACCGGATCGTCCGCAGTATCGCAGAAAGAGCCAGGAGAAGACAACGAATTTTAACAAACGGAGATCTATAAATGAAACATTGAGGGAGTCGCGAATGGCAAGAATAAGATATTTGAAACCCGATTTTTTTAAGGACGAGGACCTGGCGACCTTACCTATGGAAGTCCGTTTGTTTTATGCAGGCCTATGGGTAAACGCAGATCGCGCCGGCCGATTAGAGGATCGGCCAAAACGTTTGAAGGTAGAGATTTTTCCATATGAAGACGTTGATATTGATAATTGTTTGAAACAATTAGCGCACCCGAAGGGATCGGGAAAGCCTTATATAATACGCTACCAGGTAGAAGGCGAGTCATTTATTCAGATCGTAAACTGGGAGAAGCACCAAAAGCCTCACCACACGGAAAAAGAAAGCGTGATCCCTGGCCCTATGGAGAAGGGAATGGGAATGGGAATGGGGAAGGGAATGGGGAGTGTTCATAACCCGACTACGACGTTAAAGAACGGTGAATTAACGGTTAAAGAACCGTTAAAGGTTGTTATTGATCAAAAGTCGGAATGGTATTTATCATTATCAACCGATTATAAAAATATAAATATTGATCAAGAGTATGAGAGATTTATTAAATGGGAAAAAGATAATTACAGAAAAAATCATAAGAAAGCGTTTCGTAACTGGTTGAATAATTCCGAAAAGTGGAAGACCGAAAAGGAAGGAAAAAATGGAAGGCCTGGACAAAACATTGAAAGCGATCGAGGAAAGAAACTCCGAGCGGTTACAAAAGTCGTGGACGTGTCGTAACTGCACAAAAGAACAAGCACCACCTGCGCCCGAAACTCCGGACTGGTTGTGTCCGGCCTGCCTTAAATCCGCGTTGAAAGACGCGAAGGAAAGACGCCTGGGCCTGGTAGAAGGAATGATAAAATCTGCCGGCGCGCCACCGCTCCTATTAAAATATCAAAAACCTTTATCCGGAATGGACTGGATCTTGGAGTATGGACACCTTCATTCACAGAAAGGCCTTTGTATGGTAGGGCCGTCCGGTGTTGGTAAGAGCGTTCACGCGGTCCTGGTTATGCGTGAATGGTTTACTCGTTGGGCCGTCCAGGAAGGACTTGATATTAAACAACCGGAAGGCGCTTGGAAGTTTGTCGGTTGCGCCGGCCTGGTTATGCGGATACAGGACGCCTGGCACAGTGACGACGAGAGCGCTTACAAGATCTTAAAGGCTATCGCGGAAGTGCCTCACCTAATCCTGGACGATCTCGGAACGGAGAAGCCGACAGAATATGTTAAGCAGGCGATCTATTTTATTATTAACGAGCGCGAGCAATGGCAGAGACAGACGATCATAACGTCTAATTTTAGTTTAGAGCAGATCGACGCGCAGTATGACTCGCGGATCAGCAGTCGAATATCCGGAATGGCCGACATAAGGGAAATGCGAGGCAAGGATCGGAGAGTCGAGAAATAAGGAGATCGGGAAAATTTAGAAGGGTTGAGAAGTGAATAAGACAGAAAGACGAAGGAAAAGAGTAAAGGATATGAATTGTGAATTTAGTTTCTTGCACCATAGCGGAAACATAGTATGCCGTCTTGGTTATTTGAGTGGATCTGATAGGGTTGAATGTAACGGTAATAAGTTGTGTAAGGAATATGAGCGTAGAGAGGGGTAAATATGGGAGATAAAGTTAAAAAGTGTCCGCACTGCGGACAAAATATGATGATCTACCGTCGGAATATAAGAAAAAATATGTTGTGGTGTCTCCGACAATTATGGTTTCTGCACAAATTTAAGCCAGTAAAAGTTGTTGATTTGTCTCCGCTATCAAATATCAATAGTGATTTTACGAAGTTGGCATACTGGGGACTGGTTGAATATGCCGATAATAATTTATGGAAGATCACAGAGAGGGGAATTTTATTTATCCTGGGACGGACGCAGATCCCGAAATATAAATGGATCTATGATAATAAAATTCAAGCCGATCCGGAAGACGAAATAAATCCTTTGATTTATTCCTGGGAGATCTCACCACAGACGATCAGTAAGCAGACGGTCCTTGCCGACGCGCTCCGGTATCCTTATGAGCCGAGGACTCCGGATCTATTTGAAAGGACAGGTGTCGAATGAGTGAAATCGTTAAAGTGATAAAAAATGTTGATACCATAGAAAGCCTTTATGACGAGAGGGCCGAGGCAGTAACAATGCAGATCAATAGAAAGTGTTTTTGTATTAAGCACGAATTTATAAATGCGTCGTTACGTTGGGAAAAGCAGATTTTAGATACCAGGGATCACGAAAAGGAAAGTGGTCGGTTATATAGCGTGTCGCTTGAAAGTCCGGAGCGACCGAATTTTAATTATGAATGGGGAACAGGATATGGCGGTATTAGATTTTGCAAGCGGTGTAAGTTTATAGACTGCATACATTGTTTTAAGGGAGAAATTGAATATCATATTATCCAGGACGATTTTTATTATTCCGCGCACGTGGTCGCTCGGTGCGAGATCTGCGAGCGGAAGATTTTGCGCCAGGGTTGGGGACAATATGACAGCGATCCGAAGGCCTGGGACATTATCAATAGAGTCGCCAAAGAATTAAATGCGCCACCGTTCGGAGATCCGAGAATGGGCCAGTATGGAAGCAATTTTTATACGATCTTTCCGGCCGAAGCGTCCAGGAGATTAAAAGTTTCAGAGGAAGCCTGCGAAAGATACGTCCGGCATATATTAAGATCCGGAGAGTGCAGAGGTTAAAATGATAAAATGTCCGAAGTGCGGTCACAAATGGGATCACGGTTTATCTGCGGAGATCCGTGAAGGAATGTTACCAGTCGAAATTGAATGGGCGATTTTATTGCTATGGGATCTACGGAAGCAAAAGAAATATGCAGAGGCCGATATAATGCGCGATCAATTTATGGCCCTGGGAATATTTCTTAAATATGGTGATACGTTTGTTGAATATAAAAAAGATTATCAAAACGTCAGAATTATTTTTGACAGAGGGAGTCTATGAGATACAGAAAAAAACCGATAGTAATTGACGCAACGCAATGGTTTCAAAATGGAGATCACCCGAAAGATAATTGTTTCCGGCCGTTTGAAGACTCCGGAGCAATTCCGCACGTAGCGCGCGAGGGCCAGGTGGTAAGATATTTTCGACACCCCTACGTCCCAGGAACGAAGACCTGCACGCATTGCAATAAAACTTTTCACGTTCACGGTTGGATCGACACGCTTGAAGGCGGTCACACTGTCTGCCCTGGCGACTGGATCATAACCGGAGTCAAAGGAGAAATGTATCCGTGCAAGCCGGACATATTCGAGGCGACCTATGAGCCTGTCACAGAGTGAGATCGAAAGATTAAAAAACGAACACCTGCCGGTGATCCTGCCGGCGTCCTGGCGTGCAGTGCAGGAAGCAATGGACGGCCGAGGATATATAAACGCCTGGGGACTTTCAGTTATTGTCGGTTTTGATAAAGAGCAAGACGGATACATATGGGCGCATTTTTCGATCGCGCATAAGAAGCGCCTGCCGACCTGGGACGAATTTCGAGACGCAAAATATATTTTCTTGGGAGATCTCAAAGCGGTCCTGGTCCTGCCGGCGAAGAAAGACTACGTGAATATAAATCCGCACGTCCTGCACCTATTCGCTTGCATTGGCAGAGATCCGTTGCCGGATTTTACGAGAGGGAGCGGAAGTCTATGAGCGCAGAAGATAGTGAATTTTCCGGTGGAAATATAAATAAGGAATGTCCGCATTGCGGTCAATATTGTAAAGTCCCGAAGCGATACTGGGCGAGTCACAAAGAAAGTTTTGCGAATAGTTATTGTAAGCGGTGTAAGAAAAAAGTTAAATTGTCGGTTGAGTATTTGTGAGGGAATTGATCCATAGTAAACCCTTACCACGACGGAGATCGTTCATTGTAGCGCATTGTAGAGCGAAGTTTCTCGACGGAAAGGTTAAAAATGAGCAATTACTGGAAAGATATGCTTGGGACGCGGAGTAATGAGTTTATCGAAGGAGTTATCGAAGGAATGAGAGCGTTTGCCTGGTGGAAGGACGGAGTTGAATATGTTGGCACAGGTGGAAAGACATTAAAAGAAGCGATCGCGGAAGCGAAGGAAGGACTGGGATATAAATAATGAAAGGCGCTCCGAAAAGAGAAAAGAAGTGGACACCGATAGAGATAATACCTGGCCAGGAATACCGGATCAGAGGTCACTCGCAGTATTTAGCAAAAAAATATGGGACACCTAATCCGATTATCAAGATCGAGGACACAGATCTCAAAGTGTTGGGTTGCAAGTGGCACGACACAGACGGAAATCCGGCCTGCATTTTCTTTGGAGCGCGCGCCGGTATAGAAAAATTAGCGTGTTTTGGTCCGGTATATTACGGAAAGATCGGAAGCCTCGGTGAATTAGTATGCAAGAACGAATTGGAAATAGTGGAATAGACGCAATAATAATTTGGGACGTCGCCAAAAAAAGGTTGACTCCGAAAGAATATAAAATATTGCGCTTCTTTTATTATGACGGATTAACCGGAGCAGAAATTGGACGGAAGTTTTTAAGAGCGAACGGAAAAAGAAAAGGGCGCGCGCACTATACGAGAAGTTGGGCCAGGCCGATCGCAGATAAAGCATTGCGAAAATTAAGGTGGTTATATGAAAGACCAGGATATATATTTTGATAATGGTTTTCGGATCGGGTATCACTATACGTCTTTGAAGTGTTACAGGTCGATCCAGGAGCAGGGAATAATTCCGTATAAGATCCACAAGCCGGAATTAAGTAATTTTTTTAAGGACGGAATTTTTACCGGTATTTGGATATGGACTGAAAGGTTAGAGGGTTTGTCGCACGCCGGATCAGTAATATTTCAAATGTCGAATAAGGGAGAGCCAGTCGCGGTGATGTTACAGGTAATCTATCACGTAGAGTCATTATTGCAGATCGCAGGTTATAATCTTTTGTTATCGCATTTCGGAGTTATGAACAATTTGAAATATCATACCGGAAACGAAAAGGCCAGGATTTTGACGCACGAAATACCGGCCGATCGAATTAAGTTACTTGGGATCTATGATCTCGGCCAGGCGTTCAATGATAATAAAGCAATAAATTTCATTGACGAAAGCAAAAACAAGCCATATAATATAGGTAAAGTAGGTAGTGGAATGTTAAAGAAGCCGGTAAGAATAGGGTAACAAAAAAGGAGAAAGAAAAATGGAAGACAAAGGCAAGGTCGTGGAAGGCACGGAGAAAGTCAAGGTTGCAGAGAGTGCAGGCGCGGTCGTAGAAAAAAAGAAAAGAGGCCGGCCGGCGAAAACAAAAGAAGCAGAAGTGGTCGAGGCCCAGGAAGTAAAAGCAGTCGCGGTTGTTGATAAAAAAGACTCGAAGGATCTCACGAAAGAATTAGAGGTTGAGAACGCGGACCGCAGAGCGTTAGAAGTAGAATTACTAAAAAAGTTACCGCAGATTTTTAACGACGCACAACGTCGTCTCCTTCTGAATGAAACTCCAAAATATGTTATTAAACAGCGCAAGGGCAAAGACGGTATGTATTTTGATTATGTCGATACCGGATATGTCATTGAGCAATTAAATGTCCTTACCGGTTTTCGTTGGGACTGGAATGTTGAATGGCAGACGAGTATTGACGAAGCCATAAAGATAAATGAATTTATAGTGCGTGGCCGGTTGACTGTAAATGGCACGGATAAATTCAAAGGGATCACGGTTTCAAAATGCGATTATGGTAATCACTCGATCAAGGAAAAAACAGGCGGTGGTTATTTATCATTCGGAAATGATATTAAGGCCAGTAACAGCGACGCGATCAAGCGGTGCGCCAGGCTATTCGGGATCGCGCTCGACGTATACTCCGGAGCAGTGAAGCGCTCCCAGGACGAAAATCACCCCGAACACCCGATCACGGAAGGTCAACGCAAGCGCCTGGAAGTATTAGCGAATGACGCGAGGATCGGCCATTCCGGTTTGAAAAAGTTGATCAACGAAATGTATGACTATTCGTCAACAACGGATATTCAGCGCCGGCACTTTGAGGCGATACAGCAGAGAGTGGAAATGTTAGTGAGCGAAGCAATGCAAGAGCCGGAAATGCCGGAAGACATAAAACAAGGTTTCGAGATCCTGGGAACGCCGAAAGCAAAAAGGATCGCGACCTATAATGCCTATAAATCAAAAGGTCCGGAAGGACTCAAAATATTAAAAGCAAAAATGAGTGCGGAAGCAGATAAGCGCGCGAACGCGCCGGCAAGTGGAATATAGAGAGTAAGTCAGAGAGGAAGGAGAAATTAAAATGGGACAACCGAGACAAAATAAGTATATCGACTCTATATCCACCGTCTTCAAAATATACTGCGTTTACTTAAACGATACCGCTATGAGAAGGCTACGCAAAGGATATATCGCGCACGTCGGAACGAATGGGACTCGTTTTGCTATTCACCCGAAGACTAATAAAGACGCCGAGAAGATCGAGCGCCTGGAAGCAATGATCCGGAAATTAAAACGAAAAGGTGCGCCAGGTGAGAAGCGTGTTTATGTAAAGAAGAATAAAAAGTTTTGGGCCGACGGCGGTAACGTGAAGCACCTGGTAAAAGGAAAAGCAGATAATGCTTAAATGCGAGATCGGCGGTTGCTACCGGACGCCAGTCGAGAAGGCGCATATTTACTCGAAGGGCGCAGGTGGATCTATAAAACCGCATAACAGAATAGATCTATGCGTGTTTCACCACAGATCCGGTCCGAAATCTTTGCACGTGATCGGGACAAAAGCGTTTGGCCAGTTGCACGGACTCACAGATCGGTTTGAAAAAGCGTATGAGATAGAGCGACAAGCGGAGCAAGAAAAAAGAAAGGTCGGTTATCAAAAAGCCAGGGTAAGACAAGAGGAAAATCGAAAGAAATTTTGTCCGACGTGCAGACGCCGTTGGTCAAAGGGCGTAACAATAGGAGAAATTAAAAATGGCAGACAATGATAATGAGTTAATGGACTCCGGAGTAGATCCGGACGCAGGAGTTGAAATAGATTTAGAGCCAGTCGCGGAGAAGCCTCAATTGGTCCATTCCTGGACACGAATAAATACGTTTCAGACGTGTCCTATGTTATATAAATTGGTTTATCTTTTGAAACGTAAAGGTTTTGTAAATCCGATTATGGTTATCGGTCGAGTCGCGCACCAGGCGATCGGAGAATATAATAATCATTGTCTTAAAAATAAGGTCGAGTCAGATTTTTTGAAGTGGAAAGATTTTGGATACAAAGCGCTTACCGAGTCGAACCTTGATCCGGAATTAAATGCCGAAGCGTTAAGACTGGTTGAGCAATACGCGCAGTCGCATATCGTATCACAGGAAAGCACGGTTGGAGCAGAAGAAGAAATAGCCGTCAACAAAAACTGGGAGCAGGTTGACTGGTTGTCTCCGGACGTTTGGTTGCGCGTGATCCTCGATTTTTTACAGATCCAGGGAAATATTTGCAAGATCACAGACTATAAGACCGGTTGGTCAATGAAGGCCGATCCGTTTCAGTTAAAGATCTACGCCCTGGTGATTAAGAAATTATATCCGCAGGTAACGGATTTTCAGATCGAGATAGATTATATCCGGCACGAATGGCAAAAAATGTTTACGTTGACGGACGAAGACATTGAGGAAATCGAGCGCGCGGTCCTGTCAAAGATCGCGAAGATCGAAAGCGAGGAAAAGTTTGAGCCGTCGATCGGCGTTCAGTGTTCGTATTGTCCGGTATGGTTTGCCTGTCCTGCAATGAAAATCGGAGACGTCCGTAAATACGTCGTTCCGTCGAAGCAGGACGAAGCAGTGGCCCTGGCCCTGGAATATGAGAAGTATTCGCGCCTGGCCAGTGAGGTTAAGAAGATATTGAAAGAGTATTGCGACGTGGAAGGCGATCTGATCGCAGGTGGAAGACAGTATGGTTTCCGAGTGAGCAATAAATTCGAGTTTGATATTAAAGATTTATACGTGGCGCTTGACGAGATCGGAATTGACTTGTTGGATTATTTGACGCTTGACTATCGGAAGTTTAAGGCATTACTGCATAACGCAAATGTATTGAAAGTCGCAAAATCTATCGGAGAGAAAAAAGTCAGCGTAACATTCTCTGCAAAAAAGGCAGACGGAAAAGAAGACTCCGAATAAAAATTAAGCCGGAGAGAAAATTAGGGAGAAAAATATGAGACAGCAAGTCCATATAAAACAGAAAGCGTTTGAGGAAATTGTCCTGCGAAGTGGATTAAATTATAAAGATTTAGCAAAGAAGATCGGCGTCAGCAGAGTATACTTATCGAATATTAAAAACGAGAAGTGTCCGGACTTTCGTCCGTCCGGTCGCGTGCGCCAGGCACTCTTGCAGGAATTGAATTGTAAGTTTGACGATATATTTGTCATTAAGCAAAACGAAACGGACCAGGTCGCGAAGCCGAAGACTAAAAAAAAGTAGCCGGCTATGCGCCTATTATCAATTGATCCGAGTATCGTTCACTGCGGAGTGGCGGTAATCGAAGGCGGTAAATATATATCGTCATATACATATAAGAGTGATCCGGAAAAAAGCGTAGAAGATCGCTTAATAGATCTCGCTCGGCATTTCTACCAGGTCGTCAAATCAGAAAAATACGATACTGCGGTTATTGAATTGCCGAGCGCGTTTATTCGTAAGGGAGTTTATGGATCGAAGAATGTCCGGTCCATAAATTTGTTGCACTTGTCCATTGGCGCGATCGCCGGTGGACTTTCTTTTTGTCCGGATCTTAAAATAGAGTTTGTCAAGGTCCAGGACTGGAAGGGCCAGGGGAGCAAAGACGAGACGCAAGACTACGCGCGCTTAATGATCGGAAAAGATCTAAACACGCACGAAGCCGACGCGTTCGTTATGGGGATAAAATGGTTAAGCATAGAGCGTTTTAGTCGCGCAGTTAAAGACGCTACGCGGAAAGGAGCGCAGGAGATCGTAAACCCGATCTTAAAAAGATATTTAAGACCGTAACAAAACATTGACAGAAACATAATCTTATGATATACTCGCGATAAGTATAAGAAGGTCATATGATAGGTTGTAAGTTTTGAGCAAGACGACCGGTAATATCGAGAGTTAAGTCATTCTGTCAATGCGAGGTATAGTGAAAGACATTATCATTCGGTTATTCTGTAATTCTGCACCTGTAACACCACAGATCACACCTGCCTGTAATTCTTTTTTCTCTAAAATAATTATTTTGAGGACGATCCTATGCCGATAAAAATTAAATTTTTATTATGGTTAGGAAATTTCGTCCGTGATATACAATATAAGCGAAGTAAAAAAAGATTAGAGCGTGGTATACTCGTCTTATATAAAGTCGATCATTTTTTTCACACTGCCGGAATTTCTCGACAAGAACGCCGGCAATTTTGGCGTGAGTTTGGGAGCAATGAGGCGAACAGGGAAGAAATTTTACGGAAGTTATGTCAGCGCCTGGGATTAAAAGAGTTTGATAAAATATGCAGTATACAAAAGGAAGGAGATTAAGTTATGGGTGGATTTAGCGACGGCGTAAAAATGAATGAGTCAGTCTCTATGGGCCTTGTCCCTGCGGAAGCACCTGCACCGGAATTTAAGCCATTGGCAGAGCCGAAAGAAATTAAAAAGATCCTGGTCACTGGCGTTTTGGGATTTATAGGAAGCACGTTTGCAAAAGAGATCGTATTTGAGGAAGGGTTACAAGTCATAGGAGTTGCGCGCAACAGTGATCAGAAAAATCTGCGACGCCTGGAATATCTGATCAGTGAGGCCGGATCGTTTCCGCATTTCAAATTAGTTTACTGCGATATTAACGATCCTAATTTTACAGAATTGCTTGAAGGCGTTGATGTATTGATAAATTTTTCTGCAAAAACATTCGTGGACTATTCAGTCCGCGATCCAAAGCCTTTTATCCAGTCGAATATTGACGGAACGTATAATCTTCTTGAAGCCGTCAGAAAAAATCCAGTTAAATTATTTGTTCAGATCAGCACGGACGAAGTTTACGGACCGTGCGCCCTGGATCAAAACGGACACACAGAAGAAAGTCCGTTAAATCCGACAAATCCGTATTCGTCAACGAAGGCCTGCGCCGATATGCTATGCCTGGGATATGCGCAGACATACAAAATACCTTTATTGATCACGCGGACAGAAAATAATTATGGTAATTTTCAACACCCTCAAAAAGTTTTACCGGCCTGGGTGAAGAAGGCCCTGGCGAATGAACCGTTGCCGGTATATGGAGACGGAAAGCAGAAGCGTATGTGGTTAAGAGTTGAGGATCACGTTTCAGCGATCCGTTTTTTGATAAATCAAAAAGCAAGAGGAATATATCATATAGCAGGTGGCCAGGAATTAGAGAATATCGAATTGGCCAGGATCATTCTCCGCACGCTTGGAAAGCCGGAAGATATGATCCAGTATATTGACGACAGCATTATCCGGCCTAATCACGATCGGCGTTATGCGTTAAACACGGACAAGATCCAGGCGTTAGGTTGGAAGCCGAAATGGGATCTGCAAGGCGGTATAGAGTCGGCAGTTAAATGGTATAAAGAAAATCAATGGTGGCTAATATAATATGCAAAGGTGCGAGTTATACGACACAGCAGAGCAGTTAATCACTCCTGCGCAGATCCATTTATGGTTGCACGATCTGATCGTTATATCCGGCGGTAATGGAAAGCCGACAGGAATTGACGAAACGATCGGGTATTTATGGTCGTGTCTTATGACTCAATTGGAAGATCACCGGAGACGAGGTCTTATAGAGTTTCAAGGTCCGGCGAATAATCTTTGTTATTATTGCGAGTTAAGAGATATTTTTATGGAGTTTGACGTTTATTGCAAGCACCCCGAAAATGAAAAAACGCTCGAAGGCCTGGTGAATTGGATCGAGCGCCAGTTAAACGCGCTTCTATTTCAAAGACACGCAAGACGAAAAGGGTAAGATAAGGAGAAAGTTATGCCGAATGTGAAAGGAATTTTATTATGTGGCGGTGAAGGAACGAGATTATATCCGTTGACGTCAGTATTAAATAAGCACCTGCAACGGATCGGACGGAAATTTATGTTGGATTATCCGTTTGAAAAAATGATCGAAGCCGGCATAACAGATATTCACGTGATAGTTGGCGGTGAACACTGGGCCAGTGTAGTAAAATATCTTGGAAGCGGTCGTGATCGTGGAGTCAATGTTTCGTATTCGATCCAGGACAAAGCCGGTGGAATAGCAGAAGCGATCGGCCTGGCCAGGACGTTTGCAGGTAATGATAAAGTCTGCGCGATCCTGGGAGACAATTTATTTGATCTCAATTTAAGACCTTTTGTAAAAGCCTTTGCGGAAGACAGCGATCCGTCAAAGGCGTTTTTATTTAGTGCCGAGGTTGATAAGCCGGAGAAGTTTGGAGTCCTTATAAGAGATCCGGAAGGCAATGCGGTTGACATTATAGAAAAGCCGAACCCTGCTCCGAGTAAAGAAGTCTTGATCGGAGTTTACTTTTATACACCGGACGTATTTGATATTATCAAAACGTGCCGGCCGTCAGCGCGTGGAGAATTGGAAGTCACCGATCTTAATAAACGATATGTCAAAAATGGTTGCGCAGTAATAAACAAAATCACCGGCCGTTGGACAGACTGCGGATCTTTTGAAACGCTTGAAATCGCAGAGAAAATGGTCGGATCTATTGCGTGATCACGGTAAGCACTATGAACGATTTTATGGAGTTACATAAACCCTGGATTAGAGAAAGTAATTTGATCGAGGGTATAGACGATCCGGTTGCGGACCAGGATAGTTTTGACGCCTGGCGCAGATTTACGGAAGTGAACCTAAATATATTTACTGTCCTGCGCGCGCACGGCGACATAATGTGGCGTAACAATAAGAGGATCGCCGGAGAGTTTAGGAAGTGTAACGTCAGCGTCGGGTATAGGAATTGTCCTAATTTTAAGGACGTTCCTAATTTAATGAAGAAATGGTTTGAAGTTTATAGAGACGCGGATACATTTCAGAAGATAAAGGAAGCGCATATAATATTCGAGCGTATACACCCTTTTGCAGACGGTAATGGCCGGACCGGACGAATGATTTTGAATTGGCAGTTAATGAAATGCGAACACGAAATAGTTTGTATCTATGCAGTAAAACGTGGAGATTATTATAAATGGTTTGCAGAGGAAGCAATATACTGGAAAGGAAGCCTGGCAGTTGGGAAGCCGAGAGTAAGTTTTTTAGAACAATTTTTTAGACGAAAGGAGAAAGACATTGAATTATGAAGACGGACCGATAATCGGAGTAGTTGTTAAAAAGTTGAAAGTCGTTGCAGACGAGCGCGGATTTTTAATGGAAATGATCCGAAGTGACGATAAATTTTTTGAAGGTTTCGGCCAGGTATATATGACAACGTGTTATCCTGGGATCGTCAAAGCCTGGCACTATCATAAATTACAAGACGACAATTTTTGCGTGGTTAAAGGTATGGCCAGGGTTGGACTGTTTGATAATCGCGAAGGATCAGAGTCGAAGGGACGATCAATGGACCTGGTCATTGGAGAAAATAATCCGTGCGTGGTGCATATTCCGACTGGCGTCCTTCACGGTTTTAAGGCGATCGGGAACGACCTATGTTACTTGATAAACCTGGTTAAACGTCCTTATGATCGTGAGACGCCGGACGAATTTAGAGTAAAGTGGAATGACGAAACAATACAGTTTAAGTGGAAAGGTGAGGTGGACGGATAATGAAAAAACTAAAAGTGTTTAAGGTAAGAGTTGCATATGACAAGGAGCAGAAAAAGTTAGTGCCGTTGGTTGATGTTAAGTTACCACCACCGGACAACAGAGTAATAAAACTGGACATTGTAACAATACCGATCGGAGATCCGGACCGGCCGTTTCCGCTTGTATTCAAAGGCGATCAAATAGAAATCGTCAATGCGGATATAGTTATTTACGGAACGGAAAAAAAAGTGAAAGGTGAAATTACTTTGTTGAAGAAAGGGGGAAGGAAATAATGAGCGATACGCATAAGGATAAAGACGGAGCAAATCAATATTACAGAGATAAGGTCCTGGCCTGCAATGACTGCAAGGAAGAATTTGTTTGGGTTTGGCAGGATCAGCGCGACTTAATTTTGAAGGAAAAGGAATTGAAAAAAGATCGTCCGGATCTAAAATTAAATCCACCGCAGATCTGTCCGATATGCCGGCGCAAGCGTAGAAAAGAAGACGAGAAGGTGGCCCAGGTCAGAGCAAAGCAAGAGCAGAGAATGAGAGACGCGATCCGGCAGGAAAGAGCGCAGGACTCTATCGGAGTTGGAGAGGGACGGACTGTAACAATTGAAACACAAGTCGAAATGACTATGACGAAACAGCATATTATCGGGTGACGCTATGGGAATAAATGGAGTGATAAACGGAAAAATAGTTATTATCCCTATGGATCAATTGATCCGTATGCGTGAGAACGCGAACGCAATGGACGATCCGACGTTTGCGGACCTGGTTGCGAAGATCGACAAGCGCGGTTTCGATCAACCGTTAAAGGTTTGGTGGAATGACATTATCAAAAAGTATGAGATCGTAAAGGGAAATCATAGATACGAAGCGTCGAAGATACTGAAAGCGACAGAGTTGCCTTGCATTATCGGAGAGTATGAGAGCCGAGACGAGGCGATCGCAGATAGTATGTCAGACAATATTACGACCGGATCAATAGATCCGGAGATCTTCACGCAGAATTATTCTCGCCTGGTAGCGCAGTATGGAGACGAGAAGGTCGAAGAAATGTTAATGATAAAAAATAAGAAGTCCCTGGACGGTTTAATAAAGCAGGCGCGCGAGCATTTACCGCCGGATATGAAGAAGGCGTTTGACGAAGCAAAAAATGACATAAAAAATATTGACGACCTGGCCGAAATACTGCAAAAGTTATTTGCGGAGTTTGGACACACCGTGCCTTATAATTTTATGTTTTTTACTTTCGGTGGAGCGACGCATATTACAGTTACAATGGACAAGAGATTAAAAGAGCAGGTTGATAAAATAGCCGAGATCTGCTATCGAGATAAATTAAATATGACGATCGAATTTCAGAAGGCCCTGGACTTATATATGACGGAGCATAAAATTCCGTTGATACCGGAGACACAAGGATAGATATGTCGTTAATGAAAGTATGCTCGGCAGGCCACGAACAAGTTTGTTATGAGGTTGACGTTTGTCCGGTATGTAAAGCAATGTCACCGCAGGCGACGATAGATAGGTTTGATAAATTATTAGACGCACAGATCGCACGCGAGGGAGAAAGATTTAAGAATAAATGGGGAGTATATCCGAGGTCAATGCAATGAGCGAAGAAATAAAAATATTTATTGTCGGGAAGCGTGATCTGAATGGCCAGGACCTTGATCTTGAAATGGAAGCAGTTGGAGACTTACCGGCGCTAATAGAAGACGAGTCTGAAATTACGCTCGGAATAAAATTATTTAATAGAATTGATTTTAATATGTATGGTATGAAGGAGATAAGAGAATTGCAGACGTGCTTAAATGTTATGATAGCGCGGATCGAAGAAGTAAAAAATAATTGGAAGGGAAAAAGAAATGTTGGTTGAAGAAGTCGTCCTTGAACACTGTCAGAGAATTTTACGCAAGCGCGCAGGCGAGGTCCGGTTAGAGGACAATATTAAAAGCCGGATCATTGAGTTTAGCGCGATCCTGGACGAAGTCGCGAATGAATTGGACGTCGTATTTGATCCGGACGACGAACAGAATATTGAGACAGTGCAGGATCTTATAGAAATGGTCGAGGAAAAATTGGAAGACGAGGAAGACAAGAGTAAGAGCAAAAAGGAGAAAGAACAATGAGCAAGAGAGACGTATACATTATCAATATGGCAGTTGAGACAAAAGAATTGCACACACTGCCGGAAGGAAACAGTGGTCCGATCGGGATTTTTTATTCGGTGCTTTTACAGGTGGTTGTTAAATGGGGTGAAGACAAAAAGGGAATGGACTGGAATGAACACGCGCTATTTAGACAAATTAGATTTAAGGTTGAGGAAAGCGTTAAGACAAGTGATCCGAAATTAACGCTTGAAATACCGGAGTATGATTTTTTGAAAACAGTATTAAAAGAAGCGCGTCCATTACCGCAGATCAATGAAGTCTTTTTTAGAGTCGGCATACTAATATTGCAGGCCAAAAAAGAAGAAATTGAAACAGCATAAAGGAGAGAGAAATGAGCAAGGGAACGGTTAAATGGTTTAGCAGTCAAAAGGGTTATGGTTTTATTACACCGGCAGACGGTGGCAAAGACGTGTTCGTGCATTTCAGCGCGATCCAGTCCGAAGGTTATAAATCCCTGGACGAAGGGGACGTGGTCGAGTTTGAAGTTAAGGAAGGACCGAAGGGCGAGCAAGCGGACGGCGTAACAGTGATCGGAAAAGGCGAGAAGGTTGGAGCAGAAGCAGGAAACGAAGCACAAGAGAGCAGACCGGCAAAGAAAGCGAACGGAAAGGGCCGTGTAAAGGCGTAAGAGAGGCCAGGAAAGTATGAGGCCAGGACAGAAGAAGACGAAGAAGGAGCAAAAAGTGCCTATGGTTGGGACAGAGAGCGCGCAGAGGACAGCAGAACCTAAATCAAATTTGGAAAATCAAGGAAAAAATGGGACGCAAGGGCCTGGAATGGTCATTGATCCGGAGATCCTTGACGCACCAAAAGTTTATGCTGTCGGAATGGCCCTGGGAGCGCCGGATATAATTAAAAATAGCCGGCACGGTGAGGCGTATTGTGACTGGATCAGAGCGCATTGGTCGGTCCGGAAGTGCGAGCAATACGCGCTTGAAAGATATGGCGAAGTCATTGATAAAAATTCATTCCATAGGTTGCAACAATGGATTTTTGCGAACGAAAATTTGCCGGTGCATTATAAAGATACAGTCCTGTTTGGAGTGGAAGCAGATTTTGGCCCGAAGCAAGAGTTAATGGACTTGGCCTTAATGCAACAGGATCGAGTGACAAAGATCGGCACGCTTGAAATTCACCTGGGGACGAAGCACGGAAAAGCGATTATGCCGATTAAGGAAATGGATATTGCGATCAGTGCGTTGCAGACTACATTGAAAGAGATCGCGTTTTACGAGTTGGCCGAAAAGAAAATGCGCGCGGATATGGGAGAGAGCGCAAGCGCCGGCCAGGTTGCGATCACAGACGGCCAGGCGTCAGCGAATATCGAGCAGGCAATTCAGCAGGCCTGCAAGACTTATACTCCGGAGCAGGCGGTCCGGTTGTTAAAAATCATAGAGGAAGTCGAGGCGATCCATAAAATTGACATAGCGGACCTGGTTGATAATCTTGTGATCGAGGAAGCCGTTGAATGTTGCGTCGTAAATGTTATGCGTGGAGACGATCATTGCAGGGTTGAAGAATATGTAAAGGTGGCATATTCAGAATTGCGTTGTTTCGGTTGGGAAGATATAAGAGTCAATGAGTTTCTAAATCGGAGTAAGCAGTGATCACGTTAGAGCAGAGAATACCTATTGATCCGGTAGCGCGCGAAGCGTTCAAATTCTTTTTACAGGAGAACGCGAAAGGCGTGCGTTTTTGTAATGCCTATGACGAAAGGCCGGTTGACATAGAGACGTTTGTAAAAGATCCGCATTTCTTGAACCTGGGATCAGTAATCCGGCCGACAGTTATGCAGGATCTTAACGATTTATTTAGCAGTCCGCACAGTTTTATGAGTTGCGCATATGAGGAAGCCGTATTTGACGAGGCGATCGGATCGGGAAAATCATTTAAGACGTCAATTATTATTTGCTATGGCCTGCACCATTTACTTTGTTTGAGAAGTCCGCAGGAATATTTTGGCCGTCACCCGACAGACTCGATCGTCATTATGAATATGTCAGTCAATGAGAAGCAAGCCAAAAAAGTTGTGTTCGGTGAGATCCGCGCCAGGATAGACGACAGTCCCTGGTTTAAGAAGTGGCACGTTGATCCGAACGTTAGATCTGAATTGAGGTTTGATAAAAATATAACGATCATTCCTGGAAACAGTGCGTCAACGACACCGCTCGGATATAATCTTGTTATGGCCGTAATGGACGAAGCGTCTTTTTATCCGAATAGCGATTTACAAGATACGGCCCAGGTTATGTATTACGCGCTATCGAGCAGGATTAAATATAGGTTTCACCCTTTGGGCGGTTTGTTAGTTATAATTTCGTCTCCGCGATATGAAGACGATTTTACAGAGCGGAAAATGGCAGAAGCAGAAAAAAATCCACAGAGAATATTTAGCCGGCGTCGCGCATTATGGGAAGTCTTGGAAATGGATAGGCGCGCAATTGAAGAAGGAGATTTTTTTGATCTTATTCACCCGATCACAAAGGATCGAGTTAAGATCCCGACTCGTTATCAATATGAATTTACGCAAAATCCGGAAAGGGCCTGGCGAGATCTTGGAGCGTGTCCGAGCCTGGTCCTTGAACCTTATATAAAACAATACGACCTGGTCGAAGCCTGCATTGATAATAATATGCAGAACGCAATTGATACAGACGGAAAGTTAAAAGAGAATTTTAAGCCGACGCCAGGAATGACTTATTATGCGCACGTGGACTTGGCGCTCCGAAAAGACTCTTGTGGAATTGCAGTCGCGCACAGAGAAGGCGACACGGTTTACGTTGATTTAATACATAGGATCACAGGGAGTCAGAAAAAAGAAATTGACATAGGAGAGGTAAGATCAATTTTTCTTACAATGAGACAGAGGAATTTTAGGATAGGCAAGGTTACGTTTGATCAATTTCAGAGCGCACAGTCAATTCAAGAATTGAGGAAGAAAAATATTGAAGCCGGAAATTTATCTGTCGATCGCACGTTAGCGCCGTATGAAACGTTAAAGGAATTATGTTACTCGCAAAAAATCCATTATCCGTATCACGAAATATTTTTAAGGGAAATGGAGCGCCTGGAAATGATAGACGGAAAAAAAGTTGATCACCCTGCAAAGGGAAGCAAAGACGTATCCGACGCGGTGGCCGGCGCAGTATTTAATGCGGTTGAAGGCGTTGGATCAAGAATAGCCAAAGTATCCGTAGTTGGATAAAAAGGAGCGTAAAATGGCAAAAGGAAAGATTAGAGAAGAAGGCAGTAAAGAGGTAAAAGTTTTTGTTACGTCCGGTGGAAAGATTTTTACAGAAGAAGACTTAAAGCGTTACGAGATCCCTGCGTCAAAGCAGATAGATCTTTTATCGTGGCAAGGTATTCCGATCATTGAACCGCCGTATGATTTATCAAGGCTTATGGCCTGGTTGGAAGTTTCGATACCGCACTCGGCCTGCGTGCATACAAAGGTCCAGGACGCGGTCGGGATCGGTTGGCACTTGGAGCGCGTGGACGAAGGAGCGCCGATAGCAGAGAAAGATCGCCTGGAAGATTTTTTTAATAACGTGAATGACGACGAAGACATTATCACAATGTCGAAGAAAGTATTTTTAGATTATGAAGGTTGCGGTAACGGATACATTGAGGTCATTCGTGATATAGAAGGACATATCAACGCAATGTATCATATACCGGCCGTGTCAGTGCGCGTGCATAAGAGCAAAAAACTTTACATTCAAAGAGTCGGCGGTAAGACGGTATGGTTTAAGAAATTCGGGGACGACCGGATCATTGATAATACGTCCGGTCTTATTGCAGAAAGCCTGGACAAGCCGGAGAAAATGGCGAATGAGGTTATACACCTTAAAAATTATACGTGGAGATCTGCGCATTATGGTCTTCCGGACTGGTTGCCGGCCGTTTCGTCAATGCTTGGAGAAATGAAGGAGAAGGAATACAATTTGAATTTCTTTACGTCGTTTGGTATTCCGGCCTATGCGGTCCTATTGAAAAATATGGATCTTACTCCGGAGATCGAAGACACCGTGAAGAAATATTTTGAGACAGAGATCAAAGAAAATCCGCACCGGACAATGGTTTTTAGTTTACCGCAGGGCGCGGAAATGACGTTTGAGCCGTTGAACATTCAGACAAAAGAGGCGTCATTCAGAGTATATAAGAGAGACAACAGGGACGACGTCTTAACGGCGCACAGAGTGCCACCGTATCGGGCCGGCCTGGTCATTCAAGGTCAGTTGTCCGGTGGAGTCGCGACAGAGGTTGACAGGATCTATTTGACGTCAGTCATTGATCCGAAACAGCAGTCGTTTGAGTGGTTGATCAATAATGGGATCATTAAGCAGGGCCTGGAAAGTGAAGGTTGGAAGTTTCAATTTGACGATATTGTTATTGATAATCGTTTATCGCAGGCGCAGATAGATCAGATCTATTCGTCGATCGGAGTCCGGAGCGCGAACGAGATCAGAAAAGATCTTGGCCTCGATCCGTATGAAGGCGGTGACGTATTTTATATCGGTGGCCTTCCGTCAGATATGGCCCAGGCCGGAGCAGGAGCAATGCCTTTTGGAGCGCCGGCAGGAGCGCCAGGATCAGAAGTAGGCGCACCGGTTGAAGGAGCGCAGGACGCAGGGTTTGTCGAACCGGCAAAGAGACGATCCGGAATTACCATTGTCGGGAAAAGCAAAGTCTACGAAAAATTCGTAGCAGAGAAAGCAAGAACGAGAAGGTATCCGGCCGAGAAAGAATTGGCGAAAGTCGAATTAGGATACACGAAGGATCTTTCAAAAGAGTTTCAGCGCCAGGGAAAAGATACAATGAAATTCCTGGAAGACGGAAATATTTTGCAAGCGATCGAAGCCGACGCACGCGAAAAAAATCCGGAAGTGTTTAAGAATAAACGGCGTGGTAAGTTTTACGAGAAACTTACGAAAGCAAGTCGTGAAGATTATGCTCGTATGGACGATTTTCTAAAAGGGTGGCGTGACGGAGTGAAGCCGGAGAAGGTTAAAGAAATATTTAAGACCTGGAATAAAAAAGCCGGACAAGCAGGCGGTTTGTTGGCGTTGCAGAAAATGGGGATCAATATAGCCTTCAATTTGAAAAATTCTGCACTGATCAAAAAACTTGAACAGCGCGGAGATAAAATCGTCGGTCACGTAACAGATAAGACACTGGACGATATGAGGAATATCCTGGTTAAGAAATTCTATGACGAAGGCGCAGGATATAAAGAGGTCGGGAAAGCGCTTGAAGGTTTGTTTGAGGAAACATACGAAAACCGCGCAAGAGTGATCGGCCGGACTGAAACAGGGATCGCCCAGGCCGAGACACAGTTTGAGACGTATAAAAAGAACGGAGTCAAAAAGAAAATGTGGTCCTCGTTCCGCGATAGCCTCACAAGAGAGAGTCACTTGCAGGCAGACGAAGACTACGGATCAGAAGATAGTGCGATACCGTTTGACGAACCGTTTGAGGTCGAAGCAATTGACGGCGTTGATAAAATGATGTTTCCGAAAGATCCGGACGGATCTCCGGAGAACGTAATCAATTGCCGGTGCGGTGCAGATCCGGTTATAAGCGAGGAAGGTCTACCGGCAGAAGGCGAGGAATGGACAGGGGAATAAGAGAGGAATATAAAAAGTATAAGATAGGTATAAGAAAGGACTGGACATTTACTTTATGTTATGATATACTACTGATAAAATATGGATAACCCTAAATCCTCAACGACAATTAGTGCTTCTAATTGGCGCGTCTTTGTTTCTACCGGACACGAAGGAAACAAAGTCCGCTCTATTGTCATTGATAAAGCGCGCGGAATAAAAGCGTTATATGACATTGAGGATAAAAAGTTTATTCAGTTTTTGCATAAGAAGGGCCGAGGTTGGACAGAGGATCAAGCGGTCGAATGGACAAAAAGTTTTATCAGTGAAATAAAAAATATAACGCACGTGTCGGTTGATCAGATACCGGAATTTTTACACGTGATCGTAGAAAAGAAATCGGACGGCGAAGTTGTGAAATTTAATCCACACTCGCCGTCTTTTATTTTAGGTGGAGAAGAAGTTGTTACGTTGAAAAACTGGCCATTGTATATTGACGGAGTGGTCCAGGTTGCGGACGATCACGAATACGAAGAAGTCTCCCTGGAAAAAGCCGAGACGTTTGAAAAAGGAAAATACCATAGGGCCAGGATACTTGATCCGGAGAAATTTCAAAAAGATACGTTCCGGATTATTCCTTTGGCCGAAGAAATGGGTTTATTCGGGATCGTTGGCCGGTTAAAGGATAAAGACAGCACAACGTTACAGGCATATCTTTTTTCTGTTGATAAATTTACGATAGAACAAGCGCATAAATGGTTAGAGGATCACGAAATAAAGCCGATAGAATTTATTGAAGGCACAATGCCGGAAGATAAAGGCGGTGCAGGTAGTGGTAATTTCGGTCACGGTGGTCGTCCAGGCGAGATCGGTGGATCAGCAGAGTCCGGCCAGGCACAGATCGCCGGATCACAGATCGCACAGACGCAGGGCGCAAGCGTAAGTTTCAGAGGAAATTCACCGAAGACAGGATTTATGGTTTCTCCATATAAAGATCGGGAAAAAGTTTTATCCTGGTCAAAAAAAGATAAAGCGGATCTCGTAAGCAAGTTAAAAGAATATCGAGACGCGAACAAAGATAAGTTGACGCAGGCCGGACACTTTCTCGGCGCTTGGGTAAATGATAAAGGCAAATTGGTCCTGGACGTCGCGCAGAATGTAAAAGATCAAACCGAAGCAGAGAAAATCGGCCGGACCGCGAAGCAAGACGCGATATGGGACGTCGTGAATATGAAGGAAATAAAACTATGAATGAAAATAAATTTATGATCCCAGGGGACGCAACGGACGCAGAGATCGAAGCAATGGCAGACGATCTTATTAAGGCCGAAGAAGAAAAAGAAAAAGGTGGTAGCGGATCGGGTAACTTTGGCCACGAAGGGCGTCCAGGCGAAAGAGGTGGATCGGGCGGTGAGGGAAGCGGAGCGCAAAATATCAATGATATTCCGACCGGAGCGTCACTCCATAATTTTGTCGGTGAGACGTTAGGAAAAATGCCGGAAGCGAAGCAGAAAGAAATTTACGATCTTGCACAACAGATCAACAGTGAAGGCGGTGGCACTCCCGAAAACTATCAGCGCCTTAATGAATTTTTGAATACCGAGAACGCGGATCGCAAGACGGCTTTTGCCGTTGAAAATACATATGACAACAGTCATAATCAAAACATATCTCGACAAAGTTTTGAAGCGAGGACAGAACCGTTGCGCGGTCGATCAATGATCGGTGACGAAGTCCAGGTGCTTATTGACGGAAAGGTCGTTACCGGATCGTTAGAGGCAAAAGAGAGCAAGCCGGAAGATTATAACAAGCCGAGGCCGTCTCCGGCAGAGCGCGCAGTCGCTCCGACACAAGTGAAATTACCGGACGGAAAAATTATTGAAGTGCCTCACAATGAAGTCCGTATGCCTGTCGGTGGCCGGCGTATGAGAGAGTTTAAGGGCGGTCAAGGATCGGGAAACTATGGACACGCCGGAAGGCCTGGGGAACGCGGTGGCAGTGGTGGCGGTGAGGCCGGAAATGAAGCGTCCGGAGTGACAGAGGCCGAGCGTAAAGACTGGCAGGATCAAGGCGTTAAGTTAGCGAGCAAATACGAATGGGACGGCCAGGCACTTTTAGCAATTGCCGGCGACTCCCTGGAAGACGCAAATTTCCATTCCGAAGCAAAGGCGGTCCGTGAAATGGGACAGAAAGTTTCAAGCGGACAACCGAGCGCAGAAGAAGCAAAACAATGGTATGACGACGCAGTAAAAATTTCGTCCGGCACTGAATGGGACGGTTATGCTATTATGCAGATTATGGGAAACGCACTTGAAGACGCGAATTTTCACGGAGAGGCGAAGGCCGTTCGTGATATGGCCGTAAAAGTTTTAGAGGAATTTCCTACAAAAGAAAAAAGAATTAAAAAAGGTGGCGCAGGATCGGGCCATTTTGCGCACGGTGGTATCCCAGGACAACGCGGTGGATCAGTCCCAGGTATGAGCGCAGGAGATTTAAGCACAGCAGAAAAATCAGACTTTGATAAATTAGCACCGTCTGCACAAAAAGATTATTTATTGCATAGAACCGCAGGCACTCCGCACGAAAGCGCGTTTTGTCTTGCAGAGCCGGACGTCGCGTTTGCAAAATATAAAAAAGTAGATCCGAAAGACGAGCAAGCCTCGGAAAAAAATGGAAAGGAGCGTGCGTAAATGCCGACTCTACGGAATATTGAATTAACGGTTTCTGAAAAAAGTCAATATGTAAGCCTCGAAGAAAAATCGCAGATCGACTACGTCCTACATAGAAACGCCGGAATGTCTCACACTGGCGCGCTCGCCCTTGTAAATCCCGATATGGCATTTCCAAAATTTGAAAAGACTTTCAACGATCTCCTTATCGAAATAAAAGGTGGCCAGGGATCGGGAAACTATGGTCACGGTGGCAGGCCTGGGGAAAGAGGCGGTAGCGGTAGCGGTGACGGTGCGATCGTCGGCACTGATAGTCCTATGGCAGAAGAAAGCAAAAATTTATTGGCGTCGTATGAGCGTCACTTAAAGGATAATAAAGTAAGCGCGAAAGAAATCGAAGGAATGAAAAATGCCTCTGTCAGAATGGGAGAGGTTATAGCGAGCCACGAAAATTCAAAAGAAGTTAGGCCGGAGCATTTAGCAGAAGCGATCCAGTATGCAGAAATGGATCGGACCGGAGACGACTCACAAAATCAAATTCGTCCGGACGCGCTATTCGATACACGCGCGAGCGGAATTGAAGTCTATGATCGAATGGACTCGTTGGGAATAAGTGATCACCTGGATAAAGAGTTGCCGAAGTTAAGAGACGAGATCAGATCGCAGGTAAAAGATCTTGACGAAAAGGGTAAGGATCTTTTGAAACTTGGAGTCAAAGAATTGGTAGTGCCGGACTCGGAGAGAAAAGGCGCGCTCGGATCGAAGGAATTAAAAATTGTAAATAATATTTTGGCAGACGCAAAGAAAGAAGCCGGTAATGATAAAGTTGAGGCCGGTCATTTAGCGGTTGCGTTTCAGCGTATTGCGCAAAATAAAGGTGGAGCAGGATCGGGGAATTTTGGTCACGCAGGCCGTGAAGGTGAGCGTGGCGGATCTTCTTCCGACGGCGGATTAAGTCCGGCCGAAAGAGGCGAACAAAATTATCGTGATTTTGTAAGCACTTTTTATCGTGGAGCAAATGAGGCAGAATTAAAAGAAGCATTGCAGGCATACAGAGATCCAAAAAGTCCGCAGAATGAAGCCTGGCAGAATTTCAAAGACGGAAAATTAGCACCGGAAAATGTTGTTGTTATGGGAGTAGCCGGTGGCCAGTCTACACGTTACCCTATCAAAGAAGAAAAATTATCGAACGGTAATACTCTAAAATATAAAATGACGGAAGACGGAACGCATTACAGCGCAGAGTATCCGGACGCACTGGTTGATAAAATGCAGACAGCGCGTGCAAGTGGAGCGCGTTTACGGTTTGAGTCCGGAGATATGCTAACCGGCAAATCCTGGGGAGACGTTGAGAGTGGAAGGATCGGACGAAGCACTGGGACAATGAAAATTCCATTGATTATAAAGACAGGGAGATCTTCCGGTGGCGGTGCGCTTGGATCAATTGTTAATGTTTCTTATGCGAACGCAAAAGAAGGTGGCACAGTTTGGAAACACGAAACATATAAACCGCCAAAAGACGGTTTTAATTATATAAATAAAGCAAAGGACGAGATCGAAGCCGAAAAAGGCGGTGCAGGAAGTGGAAACT